CACGTTTAAGTTCTTTACCAGCTTTCATTAACTGATAAGCAACTTCTGACTTACGACCGTACTTGCGTACAACATCGAAAGTGTTAGAAATTTGAACTGTTTTGCGTGAAATCTGTGCGTAGTTACCTAGCACAGTTGTTGCTGCGAGTGTTGCATATGATGCGTCATCGCCTTCAATTTGACGGTTAGCTGCGGCTGCTGCTAAAACGTCTGTTTGCCATTGGTGATAGGTCTGACCTGCTGAAGATTTTTTTGCCATAGATAACAAAGGTGTATCTTCTGGGGAAATATCATAAATGATATCCTCAAAATCTTCTGCAATACCTGCACCAGTATATGTATTGGTTGCTGAAACTGCCATGATTATTAACTCCTTAAATCATATTTTCTATTAATTTACTTGCTAACTCTGATTTGCCAGTTTTGCGTAATTGTTCACGCATCTTCTTAGCATTAGAGGTAGCCACCTTTTTCATATCTTTTGATCCTGGTTTCACTACAGGTTTGGCACTTGATATTTTTTTCTTTGTAACCGAATTTTTTGATTGTAATTTTCGCCATTGCATTGCGTCATACAACGCTCTTACTTGTCGAGTATCAACTATCGAGTTCAATTCAGCATCGGTAAACCCATATTCCCTACCAATAGAAATAATGTCTTGGGTTGTCTCAGGACTCCAATTCGGTATTTCTTTAGCAAGTTGTTCTTTACCCTTTTTGACTTGATCCGCAATTAGTTGTTGTTGTTGACCGACCAACTGTTGCTTTTTGGTTTCAAATTGTGAAACTGCGTTACTACGTTCTTGCTGTAGCTGGTTATAATCAAAGAAAAGTTTTTGTGCTTCCACGAAGTCACTATCAGACATCTTTTTCCAATCCAAGTTGTTATATTGGTTAAGTTGCTGGTCTAGTGCTGTGATTTTCGCTACATCTTCAATTAACATATTATTAAGTTGCTGTTGCTCTTGGTATTGTCTAGCAGAAACATTTAACTGTTCTTGCAACAATTCCAATTCTTTACGTTGTTCTGCAACCTGTTGTGTCTTTTGTGTGTAGTCAAGTCCTTGTTGAGCTAATGCCACAATTTCGTCAAGCGGTTTCTCGATTTCTTCACCATTAACTTTTAACTTGATGTTTTGGACAGGTTGTTCCTCACCGGAGTCTTCCTCATCATCAGCCTCAGTTTCTGGCTCGTCATCTTCGGTTTCTTCATCTTCAGGTTCTTCAACCTCCTCACCTTCTAATTCAGGTTCGGTAGATAATTCTTCCTGTTCCTCTTGTGGTTGATCTTCGTCCACTCTAGGTGGTTCGTTAGATATGTCACCAAGCATCGCCTCTAAGCGACTTTGTGGTGACTCCATATTTGGTTGGTCACTCATAATATTTCCTTTTTAAATGCTAGTTAGGTACTAGCAACCAGATAGACTAATGTCTAAATTCTTTATCCGAATACTCTAAACCTTTTATCTTCCACTTGGATTTTAGCCATCTTGCCTGTCTGCATAACATCAGCAAGTGCTTTCTCAATCTGTGATAAGGTTTGTAGAGCAATAACTAGGCGATTGTGTGTTTTATCATCACCTAATGGGCTATCATTCATTGCGTTAATGATGTTGTTTTTGACAACATTAAATGCGTCTTTATATACATCATTGTTTAATATCTTTTCAGCTTGTTCGCCACGCTTAATTTCGTTTAATGTTTTATCTGCCATTCATCATTCCCATTGTATTTATAAGACCAACTCTAAAATCTTCTTTGGGCATTGTTGTCTGTAAAATCATTACTTGCCTCCAGTAGGTCTACCTGTAGCAATGTTACCACCTGTGGCTTGTTCGCCTAAAAATCTACCTAATCCGTCTGCTGGTGCTGATGCTGTTGGTAATACTGTAGGAATAGGTGCTGGTGTAAATGCATTACTTGCTAACATTAAATCATTTATCATAGATACTGGTGTTTGTTTAGTACCTAACCATCCTGTTTGTCTAGTTGCATATCCCCCACCTCTACCACCTCTACTTCTTGAATTAGCCCAATATTGCTCAGTCTGTGGGACTAATGTATCATAACCACCAGAAACTCGTGCTGTTTCTGTTCTTTGAGCTAATGTAGGTCCGCCTCTGCCAGAACTACTAGGCACATAATTCATTGGCAATACTTCTCTGGTTGTTTCTGTCTTTAACTGTTTTGGCACAGTTAATGGTGCATATTGTCTTACATTACCTGTAGGTGCTGCAAAGTTTAAATTGTTTTGAGCGACAGGTATAGCAGGTAAATTAGCGTTTGTATTTTGAGGGGCATTAAAATTAAAAGTAGGTGCAGATGCATTTATATAACGACCTGCTCCTTGTCCGCCAGATGGTGCTCCCATTATCTCATCCCATATTGTGCTTTAATATTAGCAATGGCTAAATCTGTTTCTGCTCTTAGCTGTGCTTTAAAGCGTTCTAATTCTGCCTGTGATGCAATCTTCTCACGTTCAATGAGTATGTCATTGCTAGAACGTAACTGTTCTTGTTGCATATCAGCTTCATTCTTCTGAGCTTCTAATTGCATATCAGCCTGTGCTTTTTGCTGTTCAATCTGTAATTGACCTTGAATTAATTGCTCTTGTGGTGAAGGTGGTTGCTGTGGCATACCTTGTTGCATGTTTGCTGGGTTCACCCAAAATTCTTCAGGGTTTTTAAATCCTGCGTTTTGTGTCAATTTAGATAATGAATTGTAAATCTTTTCAGGTGATGTTAAACCAACCTGTAATGCTTCTTTTTGCATTTGTAAAATAGCATTGAGATGCATTAACTGTTGGTCTTTGTTACCTGCACCTAAACCAACAGAGATAGATAAGTCTTTACGGTTTTTCCACTCACGAGGATCAATCTCTACCCACTGGTTACGGATACGAACAATGTCAGGTTTAGTAATGTTTTGACGAACTAAACGGTGTACAAGTAAGAATAAATCTTTAACACCTGTTTCTGCAAATGTTCTAGCCACTAACTCTAAACGCTGTTGTGCTGCTGACATAATTTGTGCAACACCTGTAGCTGTTTTATTAAGTGAATTACTATCTAAACCTTGATTGTAGGCAGTAATACCAGTACGTTTTTCTTTCATGTTGTCCATGTATTCCACCATCGTGAATGATGTTGGAGGGAATGGAGCATGTTGTAATGGCATAATAGCTGCACCTGGTTCGCCTTGTACTCGAACCACACCACCTGGTCGTGATGTCAACATATCATCTAAATTAACTCGATCAGAAATAGCATATCGACCATTGTTGGCTAGATACATATTATCTAATTGACCACGAATCAATGTAGATTTAACTAATTGAATGTCTTTGGTTAAATCTGTATAAGAACGACCAATATGTCTGTGTGGCATAAGCATAGGTGATATGCAAGCAAATGGCACATGGTCACATTCTTCACGATAGATAATCGTATTACCAATAAGAACAAATCTATGACGCTCACCATTCATGCGTAAGTAAGTATCACGCACTAATATATCTTCATTCTCTACAGCTCTGTCATATTGCTCTGAATAAATATCACGAGCATTAGATTCTAGTTCAAATTCATCTTCTGTATCTGACATGATTTCTGCAATTTCATCTTCATCTACATCAAATATTTCTGCCACTTCAGATGGTGACATAAGTTCACGGTGCTGTACGAATCTAGCTGTATTTAAATCTGTACCGTCTGCATCAACAGACACCATCATGTTTTCTGGTGCTACATTTTTAATTTTAATTTCGCCAAACATTTCTCTGACTTTAACCTTAACATCGTGCAACATAGGTTGCATAAATGCTTGAGCCATTTCTTGCTGTATGGATAAAGTACTATCTTCTACTTCTACATCCATAGGTGTAGCCATCTGAGGTGTGATAGGCATAGGTGATACTGATGGGTCAGGATAAGATGTATGTTCAAGTAATTCAACAGCATCATCTTGCACGAGCATATCTAATTGTGCATCTGTTAGCCCTTCGTATGATTCTTCTTCTGCTTCTTCGTATTCTTCAAAATAAATTTTAACATAACCGTTTTTAGATAATAAAGCATCTTTAAACCATGTATAAAAGATTTCAAAGCCATTGTTCTTTTCCATAACAACATGGTTAATGTAATCAGTTTCTTGGTCAGCAGCAGCTTGATCCTCTGGTCCTTTAGGTTCAAATGATACAACCTCATCGCCGGCAACAAATACTTTCAGTAATTGAGGTAATGCAGACTCAATCGTATCTTGCACATCATAAGATACAACCTGTGAACGACCTTCTACTTCGTTACCAAATGGTTCGCCAAGATAATACTGAATAGCCTCTGCACGTTCTGCGGATAGAGCTGAATCATTGATACCGTAAGATATGCTTTCTTCGTTATCTATCTTACTAACTATTTCTGCATCGGTTAATTTCATACTATTCCTATATTAGAGTAATGTATCTCTTGACTTCCCCATGTTTCATTGGTCATTTTGTCAATAGATACGTTTAAATATCTAAAAGCATCTGCTCCATGTGAATACTCATCGTGAACTGGTGAACCAGGTTCGTTAGTAGATGGACTGATACTTCGTCTGTAATGTTTTAAGCAGTCTATAAGACGACTTGTAGAGTTATCAAAGTATATACGATGGAAGTTCATACGACTAACCTTGATACCAGACTCAACATCTAGTCTTGGCACAATGCGAACATCCCAACCATTTCTATTCATTATATCTTCTGCTGATATACCATGTTTAAAGTCTTTGGATTGACCATCATGGGGTAGATACATTTGACCCCAATTATAAGGTAAGTTCTTTAGTTCAGCAGAATAACTGTCGAGTGTTCTATGGTCATCTTCTATGTATTTAATAACACGAACATCTGACACACCTTTTTGACATAGGATAATTGACATGCTGTCATTCCAACCTAAGTCCATAACCACATGAACTTTAAGCTCAGGGTCATAAGGTACGTTACATACTCGACCTTCTTCTTGTGCTTCTCTTATCTCATTAGCGTAGATAGCACCATCAACAGCAGACTTACATTCACCTAACCATATATTCTCGTAGTCAGGGTTATTAGCCTCTGCGTGTTTTCGTTCTTTTTCTAATACATCAGGAAACCAAGGGTTATCAGTATAATTAATTTTAACAACCTTGGCATCACTAGGTGGACTTACTACAAACCTTGTGTAAGTGTCGTCAGTATCCAGGTCAGGGTTAAAGCTAACCCATATCTCTGATTCTGGTTTCCTAATAGTGGGTATGAGAATGTCCCATGATTTTTTACTAACTGTTTGAGCTTCTTCTACCCAAACAATATCGACACCCTCAAATGATTTAATACTCTCTACTGTGTTATTAGCTAGACCTGTAAAACTAATCTGTGATCCGTTTCTACATCTTATTTCTGTTTCTAATATCTCAAAGAACTTTCCTAGTTCTAATACCTGTATTTGGTCTGATAATAACTGATGCACAGATTGTTTAATAGACCGTTGTATTTCCCTAGCACAGAGTATTCTGAGTCTTTTTTTTGTTGCTTCTAATAGTAATGCCCTAGCAAATCCCCATGATTTACCAGAACCTCGACCACCGTATGCTACTTTGTACCGATAAGGTTGAAATAAGAACTCTAATTTATCAGGAAAGTTAGCGTCTAATATGTCAGATTGATTAACTTCCATCTTTTTTCAAAAAGTTTACAGCTATGTTTACAGGCAGTTCTGATCCTTCTACCCCTGTTATTTCTGTTGTGGCTACTGATTTGCCATCAATTCTATCGCCAATTTCTTTTATTGCTGCAATATCACCATCTTTAGCTTTAGCAAATAAAGCATAAGCTACTTCATGTAATTGTTTATGGTCATCTTGGATACCTAATTTTCTTATTATATCGCTCCAAACCTTACCCTTATGATTAGAATTACCTTTCATAACCTCGCTAATCATCTTCTTAGCTTCTTCTGTATGTTTTTCACCCTTATTCATGATTCTGTCTTTTCATGTAAGTTTTTGATTTTATTTGCATCATCCATTTACAACTCCGTATAGGTTGGTTGTTATAATTTACTTCTAAATATTCCTGTGAGTGGGTTAATCGTATGAGTGAATGTAGTCATCCAATCAGTTCCGTAGTCCATGCTATGATAACCTTTGAAGCATGGAGTGCCAATAGTGTAATGTATTAGTTTAGCATCAGGGTTGTAGTCGTATTCGTTAGCCAACCAGTTCCATTCTATAGGTAGCTCACCTACACTATCTGTCCATTCAAACCTGTGTAGCTCTTTGCCTGATGCTTTGGCTACATACTCTGGTGTTAGTTTGCTACAGTCTTTATGGCTGCAATTAAACAACATGACGCTAGACCAATTCTTTCTAGGATAATCTTCGTTGATGTTACCTAGGTATTTAATAGGGTATTTAGTCTTGTAGTTATGCTTTACCACCTTAACCGCATCGAACATAGGTCGAAACAGCTCTGATATGTCTGCCTTACATAACATATCACCATCGACAAACAATGCCTTACCCTTGTAACCACATAAGTGTGGCACTAAGAACCGACTGTAAATAAACTCGTTACTACCGTCTTTGTGGTTCTCTTTATAATCTTGTAGTGTATTTAATGCTAATGGAGTAAAACTAACAGGTTCGGTGCAATGTTTAATTACACTCTCACAAAAGTTATGATAGGCGATGGCTTCTTTAGGATCATAGCCAACAAATATTCTAATCATTTCCCCATTCTTCTCTTATTTCACGCATACGTTCTAGTCTAGCATCTTTGCTCATGTAATACCATTGCTCTAGGTCATCGTATGTTCTGTGACAGCTCTTGCAATGTGTGCCTTCCATTCTACATACACCGTTACATGGTGAATCTAACACTTCCATCGTTTTCTTGCTGCTTTACCTCGTTCCCCTGTCCATCCTGCTGATCTAGCACAGAATGATTTACGTCTTTTAGCGTCTTTACTACCTGGCTTTACTTTACCAGTTACAGGTGCTTTTAAATTACTGCCTGTTGCTGCGTTGTATTTAGCACGACCCTTAGCTGTTAATCCACCACCTGCTTTAACCGATAACTTTTCACCTCGACCAACTGATAGATTAACTTGTTTCTTTGTTGCCACTATCGCATAAACCCTGTATTTGGGTCTTTTAGGAACTGTGACATCTGATAAATTAAACCTAATGTTGATGGTGTTGTAGCCACAAAATTAGGTGTTGTACCATATTGGCTGTAATTAGGCTGATTGTAGTTAGGTTGATTAGATGATGATGTTGTTTGGTTTACATAGTCATCAAATGTACCAGTAAATCCTTGTGTCTGTGCCATCATAAAATCTTGCATAAGTTGTTGTTGTGCTTGTTGTGCTGCTTTAGCATATTCAGCAATTTGTGGTGAATCACCTCTACGCATTAATTCTTCTAAGTATGACATTATTCTTCCTTTTCAACCTCTATGTCAGATTGATCAACATATGCACTAATTTGTACTCTGACAAAACCTAAATTAAATAATAAATGATTGATTTCTTTACCATCGACTTCTGATTCTGTAGCTTCAACACCAACATTGAAACCCCAGTATGGATATACAGTTAGATTCATGCTTTTTTCCTTTTTATTGGTTTCGCAGTTTTAGCTGCTTGTTTAAATGCTTTAGCTGTTGGAGCTCCTTTTGTGCCAGGTTTTCTCATACGCTCATCTGAACCTGCTTTAATACGTTTACGTTTAGCATGGATGTTTGCGTATAGTCCTGGTTTAGCCATGTTATTTTGCTTTTGGTTTTTTGTGTGTTAAGTATTTGCTACTAGTAGTATGAGTAGCACCTGACATTAATTTTCCATTGTGTTTATGTGTTTTGCCTTTAAAAAGTTTACCGTTAGGTAAATAATGCGGTACACCTTTCATTAATAACCCTTCCTCATAGGTTTTTTCTTGGTTGCTTTTTTCATTGGCTTTTTACCGTACATTATTTCTTCCTTTTCTTTTTGGATTTATTTGCTTTACTGAGAGAAATGGCAATCGCTTGTTTAGCTGGTCTGCCTGATTTGATCTCAGCTCTAATATTCTGTGATATTACCTTTTGTGATTTACCTTTTTTTAATGGCATCATTTTTCCTAAACAAAAAAAATGCCCACCGAAATGGGCATTTACAAAGGAGGGTAGGGAAATTCTGGGCGAACCTCTCCTACACCCTAAATTATAAACGAAAACTCTTTACTTTGCAATATATTTCTGTTAAGAAACATCAATAATATCAACTTCCCATTTATTACTTTTATTCTTTCGCCAACCCCATACTTCTATAGTCCAATTACATTCTCGCATTGATCCAAGATGTTCGTTTTCACTTATTTTTTTAACCCTTGCCCATCGATTATTATAAGTCGTGCATTGTATGGCTAGTGTGTCACCATCTTTAAGTGCTAATATGTCTATGCAACCAAACAGGTCTTGTCTTATTCTAGCAAATGGATTCCAGTGCTCAACAATCGCTAGTGTTGTCCAACCATCTGTCTTTAGCTTTCGTAGTGTCAGTTGTGTCGGACTCATCTTTGCCATCTTTTTCCCTTAATTTTTTTGTTGTTTTAAAAATACGTTCCCATGCTTCTTGAACTTTATCATCTGATACTTTTGAAGGTCTACGCCCTGAACCTTTACTCATCACAATCTCTCCTTACTTTACACATATCATGTTCATCATAATATCTTATTGTGCCTCTACGCATATCTATATTTTTTATAATAATGTTTTCAGGTAAATAAATGTACTGTTGCAGTAAACATTTACTTGCTCTTTTGTCAGGATGGTGTAAAGAAATATAAAGTTCTGCATGATGACAAGATTCAAAGTTACCTATGTATTTAAAATCATCTTCTATTGGATTGGTGCTTATTACTAATACAAAAGCATATTCAATCATAGTCATTCCTCCATTAAAAATTCATTATTACTTGAGTTGATGGTTTATGCGTTATTTTATATTGATTTGTTTTTCCTTTTGGATAAGGTTGTATTTTATATTTAAGTTTACTTCTTAAAATCTTTTTGTCATTCTTTGAGCCATGAAAAATAATATATCTATGTTTACGACTTCTTTCTATGTGATAAAAATCATTACCATATTTTTCTTTTATTTTTTCTAATGTCATACCATCACTTATTGTTTTACTATGTTTATGTTCTAAACCTTTTATTGCCCAATCTATTCTTTTTTCAGATAATCCTGTATATAAAAAATTTGTTGCTTGATAAACATAACCTACATGACCTTGTTTATTATCAGCATAACTTACTACAATAGTTGGTTTAGGTAATTGTTTTATAGAACCTGAAACTAATTTACTAGCTAGATTTTTATGGTTATCTAAAAGACAAAGTCTATTTAACTCTAAAACTATTTCTGAATATTCTTTTCCACAAATTCCCATACACAAACTTGGGGATGCTGGAATACCATAAGTAACAATTCCTATTAATTTGTCATTATCATACAATCCAAATGCTTTCATAATTTGTGGTATTCGTTTTGCATAATGCACATTAAGTAACCAATCGTAAGTTTCTTTAGGGTGTATTGGAATTATATTCATAGTCTATCTAATACCCATTCAAGCAGTTCTGACTCTGTTCCCCATTTACTAATAAAAGTTTTCTTCCCTGCATGAAAACCAGTATTACCTTGATGATGTTCTTGGCAAAGCGGCAACACCATATAATCATTATTTCGCTGTCCTTTTCCCATGCCTTCTCTTATATGATGGCAGCAAGCTGGCGGAGGGTCTTGTATTTCAAAATATTTTTTGCATATAACACACCCAAAACTGCTGATACGATTT